CCTCCCGGTGTAGGGATCTGTCTGTCCCATTGCCGCGATGGCCTCATCGAGCTGCCGCTGTGCCGCCGCCTGTGCCTGTGCGATCCCGGCGTCCCGTTCCTGCTCGGCCTTCCGGCGAGCTGCGGCATACTTCGCATTCTCTTCTGAGGATTGCTCCTCTTTCACTGCGGTCTGCTCGGCGGGGGCAGACTCTTTTTCGCCTTGCGCATCCTCCGTATAGGTCGTTGTTTCGGCTCCCGCCGTGGTCTGCTCGGCGGCTGCAGACTCGTTTCCGCCTGTGGAAGCCTCGATCCCGAAGACGCTGCCGTAGTCAATTTCATTCATGTGCTGTACCTTTCTGGATTTTTACGCTTTTCCTGCGAGATGAGAATTACTTGCCGGCGCGGAGATCCTTGCCGGTCTTGACCGTGGACTTGCCCTTCTTGACGTTCTGGCTCTTGATCGCCTTGACCGTCTGGGCGCCACTGTTGGAGATCTGATACTCAGCCATTCGGATTTCCTCCTTTCTGCTGGTTTCTCATATCTGCAAGGCGATTTGCCTGTGCATCCCTTCGTGCGTCTTCCCTCGCTGCGCGGATCGCGTTGCTCTGCATCCGCTGCTGCTGGGCGTTCTGCATTGCGGCCTCTCTCTGGCGCTGTCCCTCCATCGCCGCCTGCTGCTGCATCTGTGCCTGCTGCATCGCCAACTGCTGCTGCTGCATCATCATCTGCTGTTGCTGCTGCTGGGCGAGCATTTCCTTCAGATACTCCAGCGTGTCTTCCGCGCCGGGATAGTGCAGCATGGCCATCTTCGTCCAGAAGAGGATCAGCGTGTTCACGTTCGCCGGATCGCCGAAGGCGCCGGTCTGCAGGTTCATGCGCGTCTCCTGCCACATCGCCTCGCGGTTCTGAGCAAGAGAAGAGGACGTGTCACAGCTAAAGAGGAACTGGTCGTTCCAGTACCACTCGCCGTTCGCGTCCTGCTCAAGGAAGTCGTATTTGTTGAACGTCTCATACTGCGGCTGTCCGTGCTTGTCGGTCGATACCACCGGCCTCGGCTCGTCGGTGTACGCCAGTTTGAATTTGAACATCGCCTCATACAAGGCAGCGTAGGCGGCGTCCTTCATGCGGCGCTTGCTCTCCAGCCGCCCGGCGCTCTGTGCCGCTGCGAATTCTCTGGCCTTACCGGAGGTCGCCGTGGTATCCTTTCTGCCCTGGAAGGAATCCGTGATGCCGATCTGCTGCCGCGCCTCTTCGTAGACCTGATTCAGATACTCAGCGTCCTGCTGGATATTCCCTTGGAGATCGTATACGTCGATGAGCGCCTTGCTCGCTGGATCTCCGGGGCGGATGACCTTCATGTCCTCCGCGTCGACCTCGATATAGCAGTCGTCCGGAAGGGTCATATAGGAGCCGCTCTTCAGCAGCTTGTCGATGATCTTCGCTTCCAGCCGGTTGGTCGTGTTCTGCTGGTCGGCGATCTTGTCGACGTCGCTGTCCCCGCCGAAGCTGCCGTAGATACTGACGCTCTTCTGCTGCAGCACCGGGAACACGTTCGGCTTGTAGAAGGGGATCTTTGTCGGCGTCCGGACGATCTCCGTGGCCGGAAGCCCGGTGTACGGATCGACCGCCGGCATCCCCATGTCATCGAGCATCGGGAGCTGCTCCTCTTTGTACGGAGGAATGATCTCGCCGCTGCTCTTTCTGACCGGCGCCGTCAGCTCCTCAAAGTCCTCGGTGCTTTCCTCAAACGAGGACGAGCCGCAGAACGGGCAGACGTTCTTGTTCTTCGGCTTCTCCTCCACCGGGGCAGTGCCGTCCAGCGTCGGCTCCATGGGCTGCAGGCCTTCGTTGAAGATCTGGCCGCACTTCTTGCAGCGCTTCAGCCGCCGCGCCTGGTAGTCCTCCATATCTTCAAGCTGGACGTCGTTGACCCACGAATACTCGCCGATCCCGCCGGCGTCGTTGCGGTAATAGGCGACGTACTGCGTGACGAGATCCTTGCTCTCGCTGGCCACGCTGCCGCGGATGTCCGGCTCGCTCTCACCCTCGTCCTCCAGGTCGACGCCGTACCTTCTCTCGATGAACGTGCGCGTCTGCGGGATCTTGACGATGATGTAGTCCATGTCCTCGATACCGGAGTAGACGCCGTCCTGCGGGATGACCTGCTTCGGATGCAGCAGACTGACGGACAGCTCTCCGACCGTGGTATGCGTGCGCTTGGTGTTGTCCCATTCGACGAGCCAGTCGCCGCTGCCCTGGATCGGGACCGTGCGTTCCTGCTGGTCGTTCATGGCCTCAAACGGCAGGCGGTCGATCTCGTTGCGCAGCATATCCTCGATGATCTTTGCGAGGTGCTGGTCCTTCTGGTATCTGGCCGTGACCTTCGGCGCCGGGATCGCGCTGTCCACCTGCGCTTCCACCAGCTCGGCGACGATGTTCCGGACGTGGACCGCCTCGGTCTTCTTCTCGCCGACGACGATATCTCTGAGCTCCCGGTCGCCCTTGTAGAGCGCCTCGCGCCCGTCCATCTTGCTGAGTTCGTCGCTGTACGCGGCCTCGTTCGTGGCAAGGCGTTCCTGCCAGAGCGTCAGCTTGTCGTTCTTCTCTTTCACTTCTGAGGCTTCCCCCATTTCTCAATCAGGATTGCTTTCTCCGCCTTCGATGCGGCGCGGTAGTCTTCCCACATGGACTCAGTCCACTTCTTCCCCGGCTCCTCCGGGACCGTCTGCAGGTACGATTGATGCGGCCGGATGTAGTGAGCGATGGCCAGACTCATGACGCAGTCGTCGTGCGCTCCCTCTTCCGCCGTCGGTTTGTAGTTCTCGTCCCGGACGAAGGTCAGCATCTCTTCCAGCGTGGTCCGGTCGCAGACGATGTCGATGTCGTCGCGGCAGGCCTTGATCAGTTCCGATATGATGACCGGGCGCGTCTTGCTGTTGGTCTGAAAACCGAAAGACCGTTTGACGGCGTGCGTGTAGTCGTCAACGGTCTCTCTCACATATTGTTTCGGATATCTCAACCGCTCCAGCTCCCGCACCGGGAACGTGGAGAAGTTCGTCTCGATGCCCACCAGGGCGTTGTTGTAGTACTTGCCGAGGCAGTACATCTGTTTCGCGTAAAGGTCCTCGTCGGTCTGCTGCCGGAGGATGGCGACCTGCGTCCCGGTCCGGTTGTCCAGGACCTGCCCGACGAAGCTGTCGCTGCCCTCGCCGGCGGTGTCTCCGCCGATGACGTAAGGAACGCCGTCGATCCGGTCGGCATAGATGCTGATGAATCCCTGCGGGTCGTCCTCCCAGCGGATGTCCTGCAGCTCGGTGCCTGTGTCAGTGTAGGTGAACATCCCACGCTTTATCGGCTGGATGTTGTCGTTGATCCTGCGCTGCACGTCCTTGCCGTTGAATACGCTGCGGCCCGTCGTACCCCACTGGCCGAGGCAGTAGACCGTGTAGTAATACTCGTCGGTGTCCTTATATGATTCGAGGACGCGGATATTCTCTGCGTCCAGGAACTTGTTATCCTTGTATGTGGTTTCACTCGTCCGGACGCGCTCGTCCGTCTGGTCGAAGAATCTGCGCTTCAGCCAATGGTTGATCGAGATCGGGTTGAAGGACAGGATGATCTGCTTGTAGTGTTCCGTCTGGCCTCTGAGTCGGATGTCGAGCTGGTTGAAGTCAGACTCCAAAAGCTCTGACGCTTCCTCGATCCAGATCCCGGTCACGTTGTATATGGACTTCAGTTTCTCGACGTCGTCCAGACCGGCGAAGAGGATCACGCTGCCGTTCGGGAAGGTCAGCGCCATGTCCGAGCGGTTGATCTTCACGCCGGCGTTCACCTCGGAGCATTGCCCGATGAGCTGCGCGAAGCAGGAATCCCGCAGCGTCCTCGCGACCTTGCGGCAGACAAGCATCCGGTGGCCCGGCTCGTCCACGCAGCGCTCGATGATCTTCTGTCCGGCGAAGATGCTCTTGCCCGATCCGCCGCCGCCTTTCAGTACCAGATAGCGATGCTCGTCAAAGAACAGCGGGAAGAACGCAGGATTGCTCCGGTCCCACAGCGCCCGGTACCATATCGCAAGCTCAACTTCGAGGTCACTTGGTTTCGGCCTTGTTTTTCTCATAGGCCTCCAGCGCTTTCTTCATCGCCGTCCCGCGTTTGGACAGGCTCATCGTCTCGATCATGCTCACCTGGGCGTTGGCGTCCACCTCGGCGGTGACGTCCAGTTTCTGGGCAGGCTTGCCGATGTCATACTCGACGAGCATCCGCGCCGCCTGCATCCGCAGATCGACCTTCTGCTTGTCGTCCTGCATGACCTCATACGCAAATCGAAGTGCCTCTTCGCCCTTGCCCTTCAGCCATTCCGGTTTTGGAGTCCTCCCTCTGTGTCCGAGCTGGTTCCCCTTCTTGAATTGTGTATCTGAGCTAGGCATAGTTCCTCCGTTTACAGTCCGTATCCAACGGACGCAGCAAGCACGGCCCCGCCCTCATCCGTTACAGCGCTCGCCTTTTCCCCGCCGGCGGCACGGAGGAGAAGTATGCCGTGCCGTACCGGAAACCATTCGTCTTCCAATTAATGGCAGAAGAGCAAGGACTTTCATCCCTGCTCTTCGCTCCAGCATAATCACTCTAGCATAAAAAACGATGCAAAAAGTGACCACTTTTTTTATTTTTTCAGCGCGACGTAGACTGCCGTCAGGATCTCGTTGTTCCACCGCTTGACTGTCCGGTCGGCGTAGTGACATTCCATGGCGGCGCCCTCCAGGGTATGCGTCCGTTTGAAGTAGACCAGCCTGATCATCCGCATCCGTTCCTCCGCGTTCGGATAAGCGCACTGCATCTTCATCATGAACTCCACCGCTGATATGACGGACTCTTCGTATGGCGTCAGCTTCACCCGCAGCGCGATGTCCTCGGTCGTCCGTCTCGCCGTGTGAGATCCGGGCTGGCCGCTGTAGTTCGGCGTGATCTGCTGCTCTCCGGTTTCATTCTGTTTCCGTTTCGCCTTCGGATAGTTCCGCAGCGCCGCCCTGGCCTCCGTCCTCCAGCTCACTCCGCCACCTCCCGCTTCGTACAGCTTTCTCCGTACCTGCATCCTCGCCGGCGTCCGGTCCGGAGCAGATAGTCACAGAGGTTGCCGACGTACTCGCCGCTGCCGTAGTACACGCACTTCTTGCAGAACTCCCGGTCCTTTGTCTCCTGCTTCTGCTGACGCAAGATGTACGCCCTCTGTCTGGCACGCTCCAGGCGCTCCCGCGTCAGCTCCCGGTTGCGCTCGGCCGCGCAGGCGTCGCAGTATTTCCGTGACGGGCTGCACACTTCCGGGAGAGGTCCTCCGCATCTCAGGCAGATCCTCTCGCTCACGGCGCCGCCTCCCACCATCCGACCGATGATTCTCCCGTCTCGCTGTTGCTCCAGATCTCCACCACGCAGTTCTCATGCCGCTCGCATTTGTCGAAGACGTTGTTCGCCGTTGCCGGCGCCGCGCCATCCTTTTTCTGCTTTGCTATCGTACTTAAATCAAAGCTAATGTCCTGCAAAAACTGTCTAATCATAGCAAGTTCAAACATAATCTCGCGCATGATTGAAACTAGTTGTTTTAACATTCCGCACCATCCTTGTCTGTAATTTCCTTATACATCTCGTTCAGCATTGCTGAAGGCAACATAGTCGGCAGAGACTCACAGTTAACATAGCGTGTGGCTTTTGCGTTCCCCTTTCGCATGACGTATTTGTTTTGGTAAGTTTTCCATTCATACGAAACGAAAAACTCTACGTCATGCTCTTTGCAAAAGTCCTTAACGATTTTGCTTCTCCAATCATCCATCCTCGTCACACTCCTTATCTGCCGGGATGATGGTCGGAGCATTATCAATTTTCAACAGCACTTGTGCGCCGTATGTATCTATAATTCCACTTGTCCGCAATTCCTGTTTCAGATGGTCCGCATCAATCAGTCTGCCGTGGTCGTGGACTGGGATTAGAGGGCAACGCTCATGCCGCTCGTCAAAATTGTGGATAGGATACATCGTTATCGTACAACGATAGTATTCTTCCGTGCCGTCCTCAAACACATAGCAAGCGCACAGTTCACACTCACCACAGTTTGTTGGCATCTCCATGCCCTTAATCAGTACGCTCATTCTGTTTCCTCCTTCGGCGGCTCTGCCGGGATGATTGTGGGAGCGTAATCAATAGCATCCTCAAGTTCGTCCCATGAGTAAAGACATTGCTCCCCGATAAACACGGTGCTGCGAAATTTGTCCCTGTCTATCAAATCCCCATGCGGCGGGACGGGGACGGCTTGATATGTCTTGCCATCCTCAAAGGCACACTTCCCGCCCGGATAGATGATAAGCACCGCGCCGTTCTTCTTGTTCGGCATCTCCATGCCCATGATATAGACGCTCATGTCATTCCTCCCTCTTGCTGCACCCGTCCACATCCGGGTCTACCGCGCCCAGCCTGCTGCACCATGCAAACGCCCCACACGGATGCATCGTCAGCTTCGCGCAACCCCGGCAGTGCGGGAGCTGATTTGCCCGGAGCCTGCTATTCTCCAGGATCAGACGCTGGATGTCTCGATCACTCATCACTCGACCCCCTTCATAAAGCATCCCCAGAAGGTCGTGCTTTTCTTACCGCTGTGATGTCCAAACAGAGGCTTCCTGCCGATGGCCTTCCAGACATCAGCTGCAGGAATGTCGTACTCCGACCACTTGAATATCAGCACGCCGTCCGGCTTCAGCACCCGCATCCCTTCGGCGAATCCATCGTGGAGCATTTGTGGCCAGTCCTCGTCGAGCTTCCCGTATTTCTTGACCAGCCATGCGGTTTCCTTTGCGTGCGTCAAATGCGGCGGGTCGAACACCACCAGCGAGAAACTCTCGTCCTCAAACGGCATCCGCGTGAAATCTCCGATGATATCCGGATGAATGTGCAGTCCATGCAGTGACGTCCTCGCTTTGCCGAAATACAGATCGATGTCTTCTTCGCGCTTGTCGAAATATACAGCTGCAGGGTGGTCCTTGTTAAACCAGATCGATCTACTTCCGCAGGTCATGTCCAGGATCTTTTTGTCAGTCATATGATTTCTCCCATCTCCATCTGTTCCTCGCCGGCTTCGACCTGTCTCATGTGTGCCACGGTCGCCGCCGGCCTCTGCCATTGCCGCTCAAACGCTTTCCATTCTGCGGAATACTCCGTCTTCTTTCGGCTGAAATCCCGCAGCAGTTGGCTGAACGGCATCGCCCCGGATCGGTAGATCTCGCGGTTTCTCTGCTCTTCCGCTTCCATGTCCTTCCCGATCAGGGAGTAGCACTTGATCTGATTGCGATTGAATCCAGCGTCCACCAACTTCTTGCACGCCGCCTTGAATCTCGGCAGCGCCGCGTCCGTATCACAGGCCAGCCACAGCTCCGCGATCCGCAGCGATTGAATGTTGCTGACGAAATGGTCATCGATGAGATCCGTCTCCAGTCCTCCGCGGAAGCTGATCCCGCGCTGGCTGCGGAGCATATCGAAGACTTTCTCTTTGTGCTGCCGGCTGCACTGAAGGAAGTTGTTGTCCTGGATGATGTTCCCCTCCGTGATCGGCAACTCTCTGAGCTTTCCCTCGATGTCATGAACGCAGCACCACGGGCAATGATTGTTGCAGCCTCTGGAAGTGAATGTGATCCCCCTCTTGACGTACAGCCCCGGCGTAAAGTCATCCGTCGGCGAATGATACGCAGGTCCTCCCAGTTTTACAGGCTTGTTCGTAACGCCCTCCCATTGGAAAGCGAGATCCTCGCATTCGTCCATGTCCCAAGTGAAGGTACAGCTTACATGGACCTCGTCATGTTCCGGAATGAAGCACGCCATGGGCGGCATCCCAACAAACGCCAGCTCGTCGTCCGGCGTATAGCTCGTCCGCTTCGGGAAGACGCGGAGGATGCGCTTCACCTGAGATCCTCCTTCCTTTCGTCCGTCACATACAGAAAGTCCACGCTGCCAAGGTCGAAGCATCCCACGAACTCCGTAGCAGCCATGCTTCCTTGCGGTGCCTTATAGGCAAAGATCACGTCGCCCTGTTTTTCCACGGCGTCGACCTTGATGTTGCAGACTGTGTCCTTGCATTTCATCACAAGCCTCATCTCTTCTGCTCCTCCGCTATGGCTTTGAAGATCGGGTAGAACTGCTGCGGCACTACTGCGTTTCCGAGGCATTTAAGTCTGTCCACCCGATTGGGAATCCCATGAGCCACTCGACCCACGTCGGGTTCAGTTGCCCACCATTCGCTGCCGCTTCTGATTCTTGGAACATTGCGATCTTCTGTGAAAGCAGCACGCTCCTCGTCGGCGTAGCATCTGATCTGAGATGCGTATCCAGACTCTTTCCGTCGAACGAACACGGTGTCGGCCATATCCGCACCGCTGTCGATAGGCTCTGCTGTGTTCCCTTCTTCCCTTCTCTCCTGATCTGCAGCCCTTGTCTTGCTTCCGTTGCACATGGAGTCGGCCATAGTCTCGCAGCAGTCTGTAAATCCATCCCGCCCTGCCTGTTGGGAGGATTGCTCATCCCGGTCGCGCTGTTCGCTTTCGGCGTCGGCCACATTCGCATCGCAGACTCGTCTACCTGCTCCCGCAGATTCGATGGGCGCGTTCGTCCTTTTCTCGCGCCGGCAGCGATCCGTTCCATCGCCTCCGGTGATCTCGTTGCCAGATGATCCATCGTGTTTGGCGTAGCCCACAAAGGCGACCCTGTCTCTTCTGTGCGGCGCTCCGACAGCCGCAGCTTCAAAATTAAACACGACGACGTCATATCCTTCACGCTCCAAGTCCGCGACCACGTCCCCGGCGGCAATGCGGAGGATTCCAGGGACGTTCTCACCGACGACGCAACGCGGCGTAAGCTCTCGGATAACTCTAAGCATCTCCGGCCATAAGTAACGGTCGTCCCCTTTTCCTTTTTGCTTTCCAGCCACGGAAAACGGCTGGCAGGGAAATCCTCCCGAAATAACGTCAACTGTTCGTAAACCTGTCCTTGCATAAAAATTTTCTCCCGTCAGTGTTCGGATGTCTCTCCACCGCGGCACGTCCGGCCAGTGCTTCTCCAGCACCTTCGTCGGATAGTCAGCCCACTCGCATTGCCCGACCGTGATAAAGCCTGCTGCCTCCGCTGCCAGATCCAGACCGCCGATCTCGGAGAACAGCGACAGATGCGTCAGCACGTCTCTCCTCCTATCATCATCCGCTGTCCCATCTCGGTCAGCAGGTTCCGCACGTCTGCCGGGATCATCGCCGTCTCCCGCTCTCGTTTCATCGTCGTCTTGTAGCCTCTCATGAAATTGCTTGCGACTACAGACTCGACCTCGCCCACGTCCATGACAGCCCACTCTTTTAGCTGCTCCGGCCGGCCGACCGCTGCTTGCACCGTGGGCGGCAGCTTGTCGTATTCCGTCTGGTAGCCATAGATCCCGTTGCGGATCGCCTTTGATACCATTGCCCAGGCTTCCGTCTCGGACATATCCGCCGGCGTTGTCAGGTCGTGCATCTTGTTTTTGATCTCCCCGATGCTGGGAGGGAAGGCGCCGCCCGTCACGATGATCGCCTTGACCGCAGCATAAACGACCTGCGGATTGTCGTCGGCGAAGAGGTCGGCCCATAGGTTGACCGCTTCCCGGAGCTGCTGCTCGCCCTGCTTCGCGTAGAACGAAGGGTAAGCCGTCTGCAGCATGGCGAGGACTCCGATCGCGTCTTTCTTTGTCATAGCTCCTCCCTCCACATATCAGCAAAGGTCTTCTTCGACCCCGTCTTTGGTTTGTCGTCGTACTTCTCCCATGTCAGCAGCTTCTGTTTCCAGTTGCGTACCGGGTTCCCCTTGGCGTCCTTCCATCCGCCGGCCTCAAAGTACTCCCAGAACTTGCGAGGTTCGACCGGGCTGTTCCGCTGATAAACGTAGTCCTCCACCTCTTCAAGCGTGGGCGGCGTGAAGCGCGTGCGCTTATTACTACCATCTCCGTTAGGAGATGTTGATATTGATATTGATTTCGATATTGATTTAGCATTTTTGTTATCGTTTGCTATGGTTTGCCATGCGTTGCTATCGTCTGTCTTCTGTCCCCATCGCTTCTCAGCGCCTGCCTTACCGGCTTCGCTTCTCGCTCTGGCGACTTCCTGATAGCTGGCCTTTGCCCGATCCTCCTGGAGCATGACGCGCTTGGCATAGAATCTCTCGTTGCCACAGAGCGCTATCGGCGTCCCGTCGGCGCTGTATTGAATCAGCGCCCTGCACAGCCGACCGAACTCTGCATCGCTGAGTTCCTGCATCTCTTCCCCGTATTCGTGAAAGAGAGCTGCATAGTTCCTTGCCATGACGTCCTCCTATCAGAACGGGAGATGCCCCTCTGTGTCGTCGATCTCCTGGAGCTTCGACTCTGCCTTCTGCCCGTCCTTCTTCTTGGCCTCGCCGAAGAACACGCGGTCGCAAAGGACCTCTGCGCTGCGGCGCTTGTCGCCGTCCCGGTCGATCCAATCCCTGATCTGCAGCCGCCCTTCCACGACCGCCATCTGCCCCTTGGAAAACCACTGATCGACAAACTCGGCGGTCTTGTTCCACGCCACGCAGTCGATGAAATCCGTCTGCTTCTCCTGCCCGTCCCGGTCGACCGCCAGCGTGAAGCTGACGACCGGCTTCTGATTCTGCGTGTACCGCAGGTCCGGGTCACGCACGATGCGGCCCATGATGATGATCTTGTTCAGCATTTCAAATCTCCTATCTGTAGTTTTTTCCGAACTCCCGGATGAAATCTCCCTTGCTCCATCCGTACTCTTCCATGGCCATGCCCTGGGCGAAACGCCGCAGTCTGGCTGCGTATTCTGCGTCCCTGTGGACGCCGTTCAGATGGCAGGTGTCATGACATAACCGCACCCAAAGGCCGAGACGCTTCGATTTATCGCGGTAGGGACCGCCCCATACCTCATGGCGGTCGATCTTTCCGTTCGTGCGTCCGCACTTGAAGCAGCACTCCGCCTGCTGCAGGATGCTGGGCGCGTACCCGTTTCGGTCGAGCCGCGCCCCATACTCATTGCTTGCCATCCCACGCCTCCAGCAGCGATTCGATCCGCTCGTCCGCCGGCGTGGGGATCTCCAGCGCCTGACAGTCCTGGATCAGCCGGTCGATAAAGACGCTCATCTGCTTCGTATCGAAGGCGCTGCTTCCGTAGGTGAGGCAGGCCGTGACATATCCCGGCACCTGCGACGGCATCAGTTCGCACTGCCATCCGAGGCCCTTCGCTTCCCATGTCCGTCGCAGCTCGTCGTAGGCGTCCAGCCTCACAAGAGGAAAGGACGTGTTCCCGCCGACGTCCCGGATCGTGTTCCGGTACACCTCGTCTTTCCCAAGACGGCACGCCTCTGCGATCTTATCGATCAGCGTCCACGCCAGACCGTTGGCGTCCAGGCTCCGCGGTTTCCGGGCTTTTTGGAGGGTGTAGTCCCCCTCCTTGAAGCCCATCGCAAACCGGACTGCCTCCGGATCGGAGGTCTTCAGATGCAGCTCTCCGCCGCTCCAGTGCGCTCCCGTGATCTTCATACCTTGATGCTGTCGGGGTACATCTCATGGATGCAGTCCAGGCACAGGATCTGCCCGAACTTTTTCTCCGACCCCATTGCGTGCTGCCGGATGCTGATCTCTTTGCCATTGGAATCCTGATACGGGACGAGCCGTTTGCCGCACTGGTTGCAGACGAACTGCGTCGTCTTCTTCTCCTTCGGCGCCTCATACTTCGGCGCTCCCGGCGGCGTCGCGACCTGCTTCTCCGGTTCCTCTCCCTCCGGGAGATCCTCGCCGGCGTAAATGTAGAGGCCGAGGCCGTGCCGTGCGCAGGCTTTGGTAAGGCTGCGCTGGATCGCCTTGTTCACGTCGAAGGACGTGATGTTCTCCAACGGGATGCTGCGGTTCCTCGCGTCCATGACCGGGAGATATTCAATATGCTCCAGCCCGTTGACAGTGACGCCCGTCTTCACCCACGCCGTGCGTCCATCCGTATGGTAGTTCCATCCGTCGGCGTTCTCATAAATGGTGTAGGACGCGTCCGGGTGGATCTTCTTGACCTCGCCCCATGCCCACGCCCAGGAGAGATACGTCAGCCCGTTCTTCTTCTCGACCTTGTCGTTGACGTTGATCGCGTTCAACGTATTAAAATAGTTTTCCATATCGCACCTCACTTGATATTCATGTTCTGCCGCTCTACCAGCGACGCGCCCCTGATCTTCACGCCGTCCTTCAATGCCGCCTTGATGGCGGTCTTGTCCGCGCTTTTGACGATCTTGATGAACTCTTTCGGCGGACGCTTGAAGAAGATCTCGTCGTCGATCTCGACGGCCACGCTCTTGCGGTAGCCGATGGCCACCTTCGGCGTCTCGAACTTCTCGCCTTGGAGCGCGTTGCTCAGATACTTCGTGAGACTGTCGCACTGCTTCTCCAGCCGCTGCCGGCGCTCTGCCAGCGCCTTCTCCTCCGCCCGGATCGCAGCCGCCTCTGCGGCGTAATTCTTGTACAGCAGGGCGACGCCCTCCAGCTTCTCCGTCCGCTCCATCATCAGCGCGTCCAGCGCCTCCGGATCAAACAGGACCTCGCCAGTTTCTTCATCGACCTGACTCAGCAGCCGCTCCAGGTCGGCGTTGATTTCATACAGCGCTCTCATCGTCATCCTCCTCTTCTTCTTCGTACCACCAAGGGTAGCCGGTCCGCTCGATCCGGCGGATCATGGGATGATCAGGAAGCCGTTCCATCGTTCTTCTCCTCCAAGTAATATCTGGCGTAGCACACCGGCTCGCCATAGCGGTTCTTGCTGGTTTCCATGACCTTCTTCACCGGGACGCCCATATACTTGAGGTCCGTAACACGGGATGCAAGCCGCATAATTCCGTATTCCTGCATGGCCTCCCATGCCGTTATCGATCCGTTGAAGGTCAGATGCTGCAGGATCTTCTCACACTGCGTCATCCGCTGTACCCCCTCTTCGTGTTCGACTTGATGGCGCCGAGGGTTTCGATCATCTGGATATGTTCCTTCGTGAGGATATCGCCTTCGACGTGGATCGCTTCGATGGCCTTCGCGATGCTCTGCTGCATATCCGCGCGGAAGCCCTGCTGCGTGAGCTGCATCGCGCTCAACCTGTGGTCGATGGCCTGCACTGCTTTCGTAAGGCATTCGATCGACTCGATCAGTTTCCCAAATGCCAGCGCTGTGTTGTCACTGGCCGGCTCCTGAGCGGGAGGCTCCGCCGGATTCTCAAGCGAGACGGAGAATTTCTCGCACGCCCAGTCAACGACGTTCCTTCTCACGTTTCGAAGGCGGATCAGCGTTTCAATGTCGCTGGCCTGTGCTGCTTTAGCCACCTGCATGATGGCCTTGATCTGGTCGCCGGAGCAGCCGAGGATCTTGCCGACGTCATCGTTGCTGATGCCGCTGCTCTTCATCAGGAAGGCGTTGTCGAACTGTTCCGCAGTCATCTTCTTGCCGCCCATCACGCCACCCCCAATCCCTGGAACACCCAGCTCACAACATGGCAGAGGCTCCAGATCGCAGCAGCTCCGAGGAAGAGGATGATGAAGTCCTCGATCGCCCGGACGATCAGTCCGCGAAGATATGCTTTACTTCTGCGGATTCTTGTGATATAATTGCATAAAGACATAAGGGTTACGTCTCCTTTCTTGTCTGCTCCAGGTTCGTGGTACCAGCACGGACCTGGTCTTTTTTTGTTTCTGCAATGATTCTGGCCAGCGCCATAAGGACCTTTTCCGGATCGACCGGATTCATAATCGTGACGTTCATGCGCTGTCCTCCTCTGTAACTTCGCAAGTTACTTTGCTGCCAAAAAAAATCGCTGCCGGGTCTTGAATATGCAGAAGATCGATCATCTTTTCTGCATCGTCCAGGCCAAATCCGCCATGCCGGATCTTCTTGCTGAAGGTATAAGCTGACATTCCGATCTTTGCGGCCACCTGACCCTGGGTCATCCCGTTGCGTGCGATCTCGCCACGCAGCGCGTTGGTATCAAGCATCTCGGTTCACCCCCTCTCTAGGTAACTTGCTAGGATACTGTTATAATAGCATTGCCGGAGTAACTTGTCAATAATATTTTCAAAGAAATATAAAAAAACTTGCATCCTACGAGGTTTCATGTTAGACTGTTCATAGGAAACGATGAAAGGAGGCATTGTGATGAACGACATTGGACGGAGGATCTGCGAGATCCGCACACGTCGCGGGCTGACGCAGGAGCAGCTCGGAGATGCGATCGGAGAAAAGAAGCAAACCATATATAAATATGAGCGCGGAATCATCACCAACATCCCATTGTCCAAGATCGAGAAGATCGCGGAAGTGCTGGGATGTCCTCCGGCCGTGCTGGCCGGATGGGATGACGCCGCGCCGGTGGAGCAGGTAAAGGATGAGAAGCACGAGCTGATCAGTGAACTCGTCGATCAGCTCACCCCCGAAGCTCAAAGGCTGGTAATTGCGCAATTAAAAGGTCTAGTGCTATCTCAAACAGATCCGGATGCTCGTCAATAATCCTGATTATTTCCTCTTTCATTCGTCCATCTCCTATCTGGATACCTGATTCTGCAAACAGGATAACATATGAATTGGGCGAAATATAGTCCTTTTTGTCTATTAATTTTTTTAATACAAGAGCGAGGACAACCTCAGCGCCGCCAAGCCTTATTGGTCGCCCTCACTCTCTCCTGGGATGGCTTAATTATAACCGATGGACAGAATGCTATACAAGTTCCGTCTGTGGTTTTGGAGGTGCTTTCTATGCGAATGAGCCATCCCATGCGTGATACTGAAAATAACATGGAGGTGTTGGGCATGGAACGAAAAACTGCAAAGGACCTTGTCATGGATCTGAAAAAAGCCAAGGAAGACGGGGAGGTAACCTATCCGCGGATCATGGAGCGCATCGAATCCACGGGGAGATACGTTTCTCTGACGACGCTGAGACGGGTATTTGCGGAGGGCAGCGAGTTGAACGCGAGCAGTTTCTCTTATGAGAATACGCTGATCCCGATCGCGGACGCTTTGCTCCCGGTGGAGGAAACCCCGACGCCGGCGGACAATCCTTACGCGAAGGAGATCGCCGGTCTGAAGGCCGTGATCCGCACTCAGAATGAGGAGATCTCACACCTTTATGAATTAAAGGAACATCTCGACGAGCGGATCACCTTTCTGCTTGATCAGATTGCAGAGAAGGACAAGATGATATCAAAACTCCTCGACCAAGTCCTCGTCTGCAGCCATTGCCCGGTGGAGAAGAAATGAAAGTAGCACTGTACGCGAGAGTCTCAACAGAGGAGCAGGTCAAGCATGGCGTCAGCATCGACGCACAGACCTCTGCGTTGCGCAGGTGGGCAGAAGAGAACGGGCATGACATCGTGGGCGAGTACGTCGATAACGGCGTGTCGGCGCGAATTTCGCCCCAGAAACGGCAGGCGCTGCAGGCGCTGCTGCGTGACATCCCAAATAAGAAGATCGAACTGGTCGCATTCACAAAACTGGACAGATGGACCAGGAACGTCCGCGGCTACTATCAGGTGCAGGAGATCCTCGACAAGCACCATGTCGCATGGGATGCGATCACCGAGCGCTACGAGACGCTCAGTGCCAACGGACGCTTTACCGTGAACGTCCTCCTGGCCGTAAGTGAACAGGAGGCTGATCGCACCGCAGAGCGGATCAAGACTGTCTTCGACCACAAAGTGCTGATGGGTGAAGCCATCACCGGCGCCCTGCCGCTTGGGCTGAAGATCGTTGACAAGCGCGTCGTGCCTGATGAGAACGCGCCGGCGGCGCTCGCTGTGTTTGAACATTACGCCCGGTACGGCAACAAACAGGCGGCGCGAAATATGCTGCAGGAGCAACACGGGATCTCGCTGCCGCATCTGACCATCACGCATATGCTGCAAAACACATTGTACAAGGGAGAGTACCGGGGCAATCCTCAATACTGCGAGGCCATCGTCCCGCCGGAATTGTTCGACCGTGTGCAGATCGACCTTGCCAGTCGGTCAACACGGATGCCGCCGTCCGGTCGGGTCTATCTGTTCGCCGGCCTGCTGGTCTGCGCGGAATGCGGCCACCGTCTGACGGTCTGCACCAGCGGAGGAAAGCGCACGCGGTACCGCTGTCCGCAGCATTACATGATGAAGATCTGCACGCACTATACATCCATTCGGGAGGACGCGCTTGAGTCCCAGCTCCTCGACTATCTCACCGACGTCGTCGCTGATCGGGAAGTGGAGTACGCGCCGAAACAAAAAAAGACGCGGACCAACAAGTCCGCGATCGAAGGGAAACTAAGTCGTCTCCGGGATCTGTACGTCGACGGAGACATCACGAAAGAGAAATACACCGCCGAGCGCGACCGCCTTACTGCGCTGCTGTCAGAGAAGCAGGAACAGCCCACGAAGCCCAGAATCGTCCTTGGCCGGGATTTCATCAGCACCTATAAGGAACTGCCGCAGAGCGGGAAAAAGCTGTTCTGGCGCGAGATCCTCGACCATGTAGACGTAGACGTGGATAACAACCTGCGCATTTATTTTAGGTGACCGACTACAAAGTTATATTCGCCGACCGGAGCATATATATTTGTAGTCAAAACAGGGAGGGCTGTTGCCCTCCCCTTTTCAGTTGCTGGTGTACATCTGCTGGAGCGTCGTGACCTCGTTCATCGCAGCGACCGACTGGTCGTGCATATAGTCATACAGCATCTGCATGATCTCCGGAGGATCGCCGTGCGTCGCCCGGTATTCTTCGATGATCCGTGTCACTTCATTGTGCAGGATGTTCGCGTGCCGGACCTCTTCCGAGGAAAGCTGGTAGTAGGTGTCTGCCAGGCTCTTGCGCTTGCCCTTGTACTTTAGAGCGCACTTGGCATAGTGCTTCGCGTCCTCGATCTCCTCGTCGATCTGATGGCTGAGTTTTGCGATGATCTTCATGGAAGATCACCGCCTTCAGGTTGCCGGCGCGTTAGCGATCCATTTCCCCATGACCGACAGGAGATACTGCGTCTGATCCTGTGCGATCTCTCTTGCCTGCGCTTTGTTCAGCTCACGCAGCGCGTCGTCATACTGGCTCTGCAGCAGTGTCGTTTTGATGTCGCAGCAGCACGTCGAGAGCTGGTTGCTGATGCCGGCGAGCGCAGACGAAAGCTGATTGAAGCCCTGGATGATGTTAATCTGGTCCGCGCTTCTCTGCTGCTCGTTCAGCAGGTTCTGTCCTGCAATCTGCATGGCCGTTTCGTAGTTGTTGTTTGCGGATGACAGCAGGATGTCCCGGATGCCGTTCTGCGTTGTCTGATTGTTGATCGCTGCGTTGATCTTGGCGTCCACGTCACCGCCGCCCCATCCAAAACCACTGCCGCCGCCAAACAGCAGCGCGATGATCAGGAAGGCAAACAGCCAGCTTCCGCCGAATACGGATTCATTGCTTCCCATAATTCTGTTTTCCTTTCTCCGGCAAACTGTCGCCGGTATGCCTGCAGCATAGTCAGATTTACTGCAGGTTCTTCATCTGCACGTTGCGCACCCGCGCAGTTGAATACTAGATCAGCTTGTTGATCTGCCCCTTCACAGACTCAGTGAGCTGCCCCATGTCCACGCCTTTCTGATTGGCAAGGGATCTCGCAGTGCCTTCCAGGTTGTCAAGGTTCAGTCCCTTGAGCTGCGGGTTCGTCTGTGCCAGATTCTTCATGAATGCCTCCGGGGATTCGCCGCGCATGGCAGCGCCCACCGCCTGCATCATGATCGACATCGCGCCGCTCCCACCGCCGTTCAGCATACTCAGGATCGGATTCATTTGTCAGCCTCCCTTTTCTTCGGTGCCATTGCGGCCAGCGCCGCTCTGATTTCCTCTTTGAACGCGTCCAGGTCCGCCTTGGTGATGCTTCCATCACCCTGCTCCGGTGCATCCTCCAGTGTGAATCTGCCGATCTTGATCGGCGCCGGCGTTCCGTTGGCATCCGTACTCAGCGTGTAGAACACGGCCTCGCTGTTATCGAACACGGCAGCGGAGCTGTTCGGCCCCATCTTCTTCAGGTACTCCCTCGCGCCGTTAAGACCGTCGACGAATGAGATCGCCTGCGGCGGCGTCACCGGGATCGTCGGCTGCTTCGACAGCGCCGCTTGAATCTGCTGGATCTGGTTCTGGAACGTCGATAGCTGGGGGTTGTAATAGTTATCCATCTAGCCCTGCCTCCTCCAGGATCTCGTTGATTATCTCTTCCAATGTCTTTTCTTCCATATCTCTCACCTGAGAAAATTGTATAAAAAAAGCTGCCTGCTCACAATGAAGTGAACAGGCAGTTTTCTTACAGCCTTATGAAGTTTTCTGACATATCCACGCTTCCAGTCGTGGGGCTGTTTTTTCGACGATGTATGCCACTTGGCGCGGCGTGCGGTCTACCACTTCCGCCGTCCGTTCGTAGGTCCAGCCGTCGATGAGGATCGCGTGCAGGATGGTCCGGTGCAGGTCGCTGTGGATGCATTCTGAGATCGCGTGAGACATCTGAGTGTTGCTGTAAGTGATCTTCGGTTTGCACATAGTACTGCCGCCTTTCATATAATATCCGGCGTGGGCCGTGGCGGCTCGACCCACGCCGTGCTGGGGTTACTTGCTGGAGCGTTTCTTCATCGCAGCGTCGATGTTGGATTCCTTGAATCCGTCCTCGATCATCATGCTGCGGATCTCGTTGTACTGCGTCTTGTCGCTGCTCTGAGATGCCTTATAGAGGATGTCGTAGGCAGCGGACTTGTTTGTGCTTGACGCGAATCCCTTGGTCAGTCGGAGCATCTCATACGACGTGACATACTCGCCATTGATGCCGGAAGCGACGTTGGAGTAGACTGCGGTCATGAGGTTGACCACGTTGTCCAACGGAATGCCGAGCAGTTTCGACGCATCCTGTGCGGCGGAGAAGAGATTTCGTGCGAGTTTCTCCGGGTCTGGCGTCGTCTTATCGTCCCCGTCCAGCAGAGTCGTCACGGTATCCTTGAGCGTTTTGTAGAGGTTCACCGTGGATTCCAGCGCACCAGACAGCGAGTCAGATGTGATATTGGACAGCCCATAATACTTGTCTCCGAAGATGCCTGAAGCGATGAGATTGTATGCGTCCGATCCAAACGGAATCATACCAAACTCACTGGACAGTATGTCCTTGCCGAGCTGCTTCCACGGAGAGAAGTTGCCCTCATCATCTTCGTACTTTTCCCTCTTCCTGCGAGCCAGCGCCCACGCCATCGTCATGGCGGCAAAAACGGCCGCGCTTACCAGGTTCGACGTGATCGCGTTGACGGCATTCTTTTTCGCCTGCGTGAGCTTGCTGCTGTCGCCGTTCTTTGCCATGCGTTCCGCGGCGCGGAGTTCTCCAATGGCGTCGTACAAGATGCCAAAGTTCTGGAAGGGTTGAGTCTTGAACATGACCAAAGACTGTAGAAGCTGGTTGTCCGTACGCAGGAGCTGCGGTCTCTGCATTGTGGTGTAGTTCGGCTGCGTCTGCTCAATCACTTTGTTATAAGCATCTGCGACCGCTTTGTAGTAGTCGTCCGTGCCGACGCGCAGGTTCTTCTGATTCTGCTGCACATAATACTCGGACGCCTTCCACAATGTGCGAGTGGTCAGCAAGTCGACGCCCTGAATCCAGTTCAGCAGTGGAATCTCCTTACCATCCTTTGTCGTGATATGCGCAGACAGGACCTTGTCCATCAGACCACCGCGGTTACGGATATCACCGAGTTCCTGCGTTGAGTATCCCTTCGAGCGGTACCAGTACAATGGAGTGTACTTGGCGATCAGGTCTGTGTTCACCTTGCTGACATTGCCCATGGCCTTGATCAGAGGTTCCCAGCCAAGCACTGCGGCAGCGGTCGGATAAGAAGCCGCCTGCTTCAGTGCGACAGATGCATTCAGCGTCAGCACAGCGCCGGCATAATTGGAGCGGATCTTGGCAAGTGCCTTGCTGGCATCGTCGGATTTCCTGCTTGGATTCTGAACGTCGGCAATGATGCTTTCGACCGCTTCATTCGCCCGGTTGCCCCACTTGCTGCGCATCGTGTCCTTGAGTCCGGAGGTGGCGTCAGTCTCGCCGTCAACGGTGTTCGCTTTCCACAGCTTGTTGACGTTTGCAACGGGGATGGCCATGCCCACATACTTCGCATGATTCTGAATGCTGCGATTGAGAACGTCGGTCATCGGCACAAGGAAGATCGCATTGGAAGCGTTCACACGTTCCTGGGCGAAACCCATGCCCTGGATGCTGCCATCGCGCTGGATCGCGTCGATTTCCTTCTGCGTGAAAGCGTCGTCCGTTTGGATCGGAAAGTAATTCTCCACCTGGGCGAGAGAATAACCGAGCAGCGCCTCGCTGACTGCGTTGATCTCGTCACGGCTCATGCCGTTGAAGTATCTGTGTGCAGCATTCGCAAAGGCTCGCTCTTCGGCACTCATGCCGTTGGCAACTCCTCGCACCATATCAGGAGACATCTTGACGGTCTTGCCGCGGGAGTAGGCTTCCTTGATATCGCCCTTCCGGTAAAGCTCGATGTCCGGGATCGTGACGCCGCCGTTCATGATGTGCTTGAGGTTCTGATCGTTCAGACTGTGCAGATACAGCGCCATCCTCATGTCCGGCGTGATCTCCACGGTCGTTTCCTTGCCGTCCACGAAGCCGCGGATCTTGACCGTTTCTTTGTTGCGCAGGCGGTCGATCAGTTTTTTATCGTTCGTCCACTTGCTGAACAGAGCCTCGGCACGCATCTGGTAGTCGAACATCTTCCGCTGGCCGTCAGACAGTTCCTTCACTCTCTGATAGAGCGGATCGCTGTCGTTGTATCCGGTCAGCCTCCTGATCAGCCGCTCCGGCGCCAGCGTGTTGGTAACGAGCCAGTCGGCGATGTTCTTCTTGCTGCCTTTGGTATTGCGGATATTCTCCTGCGACTGCTTCGACATCTCGCTGACAAGCCGGCGGTCTTCCGTGCGGATCATCTTGCCGTACTGCGCAAGGGAATTCTCGATACTCCGCAGCACGTCGGTCAGATCGCGCACCTCGTCGATTGTCATATCGCCGATGTGCCGTTTCTCCAGGCGCTTGAGTTTCTCTTCCACCTGCGGCACGGACAGGAAGTTCGGATCATCCTTATAGGATTCGTACCAGTCTGCCAGTTCACGGAGATTTGTCAGCGACTTGTTGGTGAGATTCACGGAAACGGTATCCAGATCCCCGACCAGTTGATCTACGATCGCCCGGTTGACTGCGGTCAGTTTCCGGTTCTGCAGGCGCTTCGCCACGCGGAGGAGTTTCTGCCGGTCGGCGGATTCCTGTTTCCGCGTGCGCTGCGTTTCGCGCATCTCGGCGTAGTGCTGCCGCAGCGCTTCGACCTGCTCTCTGCGCTTGTCTGCTTCCTCCTGGATGCGCTGCTGCAGATACTCCTTCTGCTCTGCCAGCTTCTGCTGATAGAGGCTCCGCACTTCGCCTTCGCGTGCTTTCGCTTTGTCCGCGTAGGTCGGCTCGGCCTGCCCGATGTCGAGGATGGCATCAAGGATATCGTTCGCGGTTTCTTCCGTGGCGTCGGCCATGTTGACGCTGTAGGGGTTGTCGTAGATCGGCGTGAGGTTGTCGAGGATCTCGGCGATCTGCTGCAGTTTTTCCATGTCGGTGGACAGCTTCGGGAAGTAGTCCTCGCCCATCTTCTTCTGCAGCTCACTGTACACGGTGCCGATCCCGACGCCGTCGGTCTTCATCCGCATGGCCTTGTGCGCTGCGGCGAATGCCTTCCAGTCGGTGAATTCCTTCCGCAGTTCGGTCGGCACGTTGATGTAGATGCTCTTGAGATACTTCCGCATTGCGTCGTAGGACGTGGAGTCCGGAGTTGTAAGAACAGAGGACCGCTTCAGCAGGCCTCTGGCAATGTCGAGCGCGAGGTCCTTCATCTCGGTGCTGTCGATTCCGCCGTTGGATGCGGCTTCCACCAGGCTCCGGATTTTCTGCTCTACGATGGCGCTGGATTCCTTGGAGGACGTGGCGTCGATGATGTCTGCCGCTACGCGCTGCACATCCTTCGCCGCAGCACGCCAGCCGTTCGTCAGTTTGGTATCGGCCAGCGCCGCGTCGAGCCGCTGCTGCAGTTCGATATTCTTCTGCTGCAGGCGGGTGTCCGTCTCACGGGAATACATAACAGTCTCGCGGCCGTTGTACTTTTCCATCAGGCGTTCATTCGCCGGCTGCGTCGCAAACTTCTCAATGACAACATCACGGTTGCCATAGCTCAACGGCTGCACGTCTTCCACAGTCACGGTCGCATAACTGCGGCTCCGGCCGAAGTCCTGCCCGGTCAGCTTCATAGAATCCATCGCCGTCTTGCTGTACTTGTTGGAGGTGTCGAAAAGCAGCACCGGGATCTTCCTGATGCCTGCACGCTCCAGCGCCAATGCACGGTGACGGCCTTCGTGGCCAGTTACTTCTTCACCAGAGATATTGAGCTGGATCGGCTGGTCGACGGTTGCGCTCTTGAGCTTTTCCAGATCGAGCGGTCCGGTTTCCTGCGATACGGTAATCCTTCCAATCGTAGACGTTGTCAGGTCGAGGAACTGCTTCGGCGACATATAGGTGATGTACGCCTGCGCATAGTTCGGTGTACCCTTGGACGCATAGTCTTTTAGATACTTATCGACCGTGTCTTCCTTGAGAACGACCGTGCTGTTGTAGACCTTCGCATCACCGACATCGATCTCTCTGGATGCGACGTTTTCCCCGCCATTCTTCGTAACGATAGCAGCGACGCCACCAAACTGATTCGTCGGCTCAACAGTGTACCCGTCTCCCAGTGCGTCCTTCAGATAGGATATCAGTTCATTCTTCCGGAATCCCTTCTGGTAGCTGCCGCTGTCGGAGATGAAATACTCCATGCCATCCTCGTTGATGGCGACCTTGCTGCTGGCATTCTTGACGTCGGTGCCGCGCACGTTGATGAAGGCCTTCCCGCCAGGAGCCAGGAGCTGGCCGATCTTCACGACCATTGCGTCGCGCAGATCCTGCGGGATGACGTTCAACACGGCGTTGCTGATGATCGCGTCGTACTGCTTATTGAGCTTGGAATAGTCGGTGTACTTCGGCTTATACTTCGCGTCCGGGAACGGCTCGATATCATCGACATTGAATCCGTACTCGCTGCGGCCGGCCTCCGTTCCAACGCCAAGGCCGGAGGATGCATCAAGGATCTTGCCCTTGAATCCTTCGGCCTTGAGAATGTCGTATATCTTTCTGTAGGTCTTTACTGTGCCGGTGATCTGCGTCGGGTTCCTGACTTCCGCTTCGTCTGCCGCCAGCTCAAACAGCGTCGGATGTGCTGCCTTTACCTCGTCGAACGTCGCGCCGCGTTCCCATCCGCCGGAAGATTGTACAGGCGGTACGTCTTCCAGAGAATACAGCGACGTCGCATTCCTGTTGTAGTTCTTGTCCGGTGCTTCGTTGGTAACGTCACGGGACGCCATATCGGTATTGACATTTTCGGAAGATGTGGTATCATCGTTTTCAGAAAGAGCATCTTCGGTCTTCCACTTTGGCATATCTCGCCTCTGTGCAAGAAGATCGGCGATGCTTTTTCCATCTCTTGTGTAGAAAACATTTCCATCTCGAAGAATGTCTTCAACATAAGATTCATCCCATGCGTTAAATGCTGTGTTGACATTATTATAGATTCCGATACTTCCATCTACGTCAATCCTTATCGGAACAATAATAGAGTCACCAGCGTCATTCTTCCAATCCGTCCAAACAACAATACTATTGTCCCCAGATTCGACGTGTTTGGATGTGTTGCCCGTAATTGCCATCGGATCTTCAAATTGATATACAATCTGATCCAATACGGCACGACCAAAGCCATGCTTCCCACCCTTCTCCGTTTTTGGAAGAGCAATGTGCTTCACGGAATTCTGCGAAATATAAAGCGGATTATCAGACTTGAGATATTTTGCAAGTATTGCGGAGGGGCGACCAATCAAAACAATCTGGTTGCTCGGCATTGTCCCGTCAAGCACTGCACTTATCTCGTTTCGATATCGTAGCACGTTTCGGTCGTCGGTTGCGTCCATCGCAAGGGATTCGCTTCTCGTTGCTGGGGTGGTTCCTTCTGGGAGATTTTCAACTTCGCGAGACGCCATGTTTGTGATCACCGAGGATTTTTGCGTTCCCGCGTTCGCCATATTCGTGTAGAAGTTGCTGCGCTCCTTGGGCTTTTCCTTCTTGCCCTCGGTCGCTTTGAACTCCTCCTGCATGGCCTTCCGGTTCGCATCAACGAGCTTGTCCTGCGCGGTATCCAGCGCATTCTTGGTCATCTCTGCGCGGTCACTGAGCCAGCCGAGCGGTCTGCCCTTGCCGGCGTACTCCTTGATGAACTCGTCCACAATACCAAACTGATCGTCGGCGGCATTCTGGTAGCCGCCGTTTTTTGCTTCCTGCATCAGACGGTCCATGGCATAGTCCATAGGAGTGACGCTCTTCTTGCCGAGCTGCTTGCCGTATTTCTCGGTCAGATACGGATCGGCCTTGTTGAAACTGAACTCGATGGTCGGCTGCGTGAAGTTCTCGTCCGCAGCGGCAGTCTCCTTGACCAGTTTCATGTAGTTCTCATGATCCACGACGTTGATGGTGTTCCCGTCCGCATCCTGCACCATCACGCCGTCAAAACGAGGATGTACGCCGTACTGCCTGCAGAGATCCATGTATGTGGACTTGCTGTTGCCGTGGCCGGGAATCGTGACGCCGTGCTGCACAGTTTCATAAGGATAGAAGTGCGGCGCGAAGATCTTGCCGGTTTCGGTGTCGATTGCTTTCGTCAGCCCGAAGGTTTCATAGAAGGCGCTCTGCACCTGCTCCGCACTCATGCCCTTCGTGTCAACGCCACGGGACTTCAGCGCCTCCTTCATCTCGTCGCCGTTGTAAAGGGACTCGCTCTGCACGGAGGTGTAGTCCGCCCAGGCCTTCATGTTGTACCAGATCTCCTTCGGCAGGCCGCTGTTGTGGAACGGGATGATCATATCCACCCAGTCGGCGTTCAGCGCGTAGCTGAGCTGCTTATCCGAAGTGACCATAGCCATAACGCCGGCGTTCCGGTACGCCTTGCGCAGCTCCTTCGCCAGTTTATGCTCCATGCCCTCGCTGACGTTCTCCGTCACGCCGTCCTCGGTGTCGTTGAAGGCGATGGACATATTGATCATGTCGCCCGTGAGGCCGAAGATCCTGACATAGTCGCCGTTCTTTGTGTAGGTATGCCCGGTCCACTTGCCCTTTGCGAGGTCCGCAAAGAACTGGAAATAGTCCAGGACATAGTCGATGCGGAAGTCGTTGGAACTGTGCTTCCGGATACCGCCCATGCCGAGGATGTACTTGCGATCTTCCTCGCTGATGTTCTCCAGTTCGCCGCCGTAAGGCGCGTAGTTATCCACTGTTTTCGCGCTGGACGCGCTGTTGGCATAGCGGATCGCTTCGTTGTCCAGTTCCAGAGCGCGGTCGGCGATGCTCTTGTCGAACTCCTCGCCGATGTCCTCGACCAGGTAGACGTGTTCGGCATTCCTGCCGGCGTCATAGCGCCAGTCAGCAGCCATCTTCTTGACCTCTGCCAGAGCGCCTTTGCTCTTGATACCGTACTCGTTGGCAATGATATTCGTGAGGGAATTGACCGACGTCTCCGCCTTAATCTTCCCTTCTGCTTTCATGCCGTCGAGCAGGTGCATGGCGGCGTTGCGGATCAGGTTGACCGTGTGATAGTTCTCGGCAATCGTGGGATTATACCCGCTCTTGTCCTTCATCCACACTTCGGTCAGCGTCTTCTCCGCCGCACTGGTGAGCTTGCCATGTTCTGCGTCCCAGCCGTACATCAGCGGACGCAGATCCTCAACGGCCAGACCATCCTTGATGCCGTTCAGCACTGCGTTGTGGAACTTGTAGAAATTGTTGTAGTACCCTGCCTTGAGGATGCGCTTGTTCTCCACATAGCAGTAGGTGCAGGGGATCATCTGGTGATACGCCGACATGAGGTTGAGCAGGTTAATGCTCTCATCAAACGTCAGCGCACGGTTCAGACGTTTCATGATCGCGTTGCGGTACGCCACAAACTGGAATGTGCGGGGACAGCTGGTGTCCATGTCGAAGCTGCGGCGGTACTCCACGTTCGTGCGAAGCGGACCGTATTTATCCGTCTGCACTTTGCCGCTCGGCACCAGCGCCTGCATCATCTTCTGTGCGTCGGTGAAGTCTCCGGTGATGCTCTTCCAGATCATATCATCGAAGCGCTGGATGCTTTCAAGTGCCTCCTGGCTTCCGCCGCCGTTGATGTATTTCTTCGCCCAATCCGGCAGCGTGTCGTGGCTCGCCATATCTGCCAGATCGCTGACGCTCACCGGCTGGTGATACTCCGGACTGTCCATGATCCTGGCGACGCTGTCCGCGACGACATAGGTGTCCCGCACAGTCGCACCGTTTTTCTCCAGCGTCTGCTCCACGGTATCCGGTATGACTTCATACCCGCTCTGCTCCCGGCTGGCCATATTAACAGCGCCCTCCGTCTGTCCAGGACGAGGGGCGTTTTTGTTTTCGGCGACCACGCGCCGGACCGTCTCGGTAAAATCAGTCGCTCTTGCGCTTTCCTTTACCGACGCGTCTTTTGGAATCGAGTGCCGCTTGAAGATGTCAATCTTGCCGTTGGCGTCGGCGAAGATCTCACGCAGGATCTGCTCGTCGGTCATGCCGCTGTCCTTGTAGTTTTCGGCATACTTCTGGACCAGCGCGTTCAGCCGTTCCTGCCCTTCAGCCTGTGCAACGATTGCCTGCCGCACCTGCTCGTCCAGCTCCGGATTGCGCTTTTCTTCAGTGTGATACAGCTCATGCTGTACAAGACTGACGAGGTCCTCTTCGGAATCTGCGCGAATCCAGATCGTGCTGCCGTCGCCCTCGTTCAGACCACGCGCAAAGAAGGCACCCTTGCCGTCGTCAAGTCCCATATATCCATAGTAGAATTTGACCTTGACGCCTTCCTTCGCAGCCTCCTGCTCCGCATCGATCATGTCCTGATGCCACTGGCTTCTGGTATCTTCGCCGAGCATCTTCATGGTCTTCGCACGGGTGCCGTTCGTGAGGCCAGCATCGACGGGGCTGATACGCTTCAGCCCAGCGGCGATCTTCTTTACGACCTGCTGCCGGCTTACTTGATTGGCGTCAGCAGCAGCTTCTTGAGCCGCTCTGCCAACTCCATCGTCTCCCTCTGCGACTCCGGGCTGCCCAGCGTATTCTGCCCCTTCTGCCACTCCGCCACGTTGCTGCGCGGAATCCACACCGTTGACCCGTCCTTCGCCTGCATTGCCACTCTGTCCTTGCTGATATCTCTGGCCATTGTTCTCCTCCAATCTCGCGTCAGCCTGACCGGCGCGGTACCACTTCTCTGCTTCTTCCTGATCCAGAAGTTTGCCTTGGAACGTATTCTCGGCGCCCTCTCTGCCCATCTCATAGGCATCATACGCTTCGTTGAAATAGTCGGCGTAATCGGTGTCCTTCGCAGTCCAGTTTGTATAACTGTCTGCGAGATTATAGCCGTTCGGCCCCATCGTAAATCTCGCGGCAGTGCGAAAATCTTTCGCCCTTCCTTCCATGCTGCGCAGATCTTCATCCGACATATCCTGCACAGTCTTGTCTCTGTACTCGACTTCTGCACGGACCTCTTTCGCACTCTTGCCCTCGGTATCTACGCCGTAAATTTTCGCATACTGCTGCAGTCTGGAAGCGCCGGCCTGATATGCTTTGCGAAGATCCTCTGCGTCCACCTCGGCGCGGCCCTTCTGCATATCCGCAACGACCTTCTCCACGTCAAGGCCTCTGGTGCCGGCGTCGAACGCGTACTGCAGCGCGGCCTCCGCTCGCTCCGCAGCCTTCTTTGCTTGGAAATTTGTTACCGGCTCCGCAACGCCTGAGACGACAGACATAAACACGCCGCCGAGGAACTCTTCCCACAAGCCTTCCAGCGTAGCGAGATCCGCATCAGGATCAAAGGTGAGCCTGTCGATCCACGGCTCAAACACGCCGGAGATGACTTCCTCCATACCTTCGCCGGACTTGTCGAAGACATAGGACATGAGACTGTTATTGAAGAATTTCTGCGCTACGCCGTCGATGTTCGACCCTGTCTTCTTCGCCAACCATCTTGTGAATTCGGTAATGTCCTCAACAACGTATCCCTGTTCAGCCGGATTGTCCTCCAGCGGCGTGCCACTGAACAGTTTGTTGGAGAAATACTCCAGCGCTGCGCTGCCGATTGCCGCAGCAAACGCCTGCTGATCCGTGGCGCCTTTCGTCTTCGCCTCGTCGTACTTGTTCAGTCCGCTGCTGAAAGAGATCGCCACGTTCGTCGGGTTCGCTACGATATCCCCAATCGTGTTCCCGGCAAGCCGCGCAGCGCTGGTGACCGCATTCTGCCCCAACGTCGGCGTCAGAGTATCCGGTGCATAATTCGCCAGCGCCTCCGCCATCGGGCCGGCGGCAGTTTCCAGTGCTGCAGGGATGCCGCTTGCTTGATAGATCGCGTTCCGAGAGAACATATCGCCGGCGGCGCCGAGGCCCTGCATGACGTGCTGTCCAAACCATCCGCGGCCGCTCTTCGCAGCCTCTATCTGCTGTGCGCGCTCCTGCTGCAGAGCATGAGCCTGATCGTAGGCCTGCTTGTCATTCGGATCAGTGATGCCAAGTTTCTGCCCGATCTGATAACCAAGGATATCAATGTCAGACAAACCGGCATTGGAGAACACCATGCTCTCAATATCGCCGACGAGGTCGAGAATGCCGTACTTTCCGCCGATGGCATGAAGCTGATCGAGCAGGTCCAGTCTCTGCTGCTGCAGTTCTTCGTACTTTTCGTAGACGTTGCCGATCATGTCTCTCGCTTCTTTGCGAGTCTGCTCGTCGTTTGCCTCATTGGCCAGGTGATACCCTGCGACATTGACAGGATTATATGCTTCCCTGCGCTGCGCATCAATCTTCTTATCCGTAACCTTGAGCTGTGTGATGATGTCTTCGCGCTGCTTCTTCAGGCGCTCCTCGTTCTGCTTAACGTAGGCATCCATCACCGGGTGGAGACTGTAATCCGCGTCCGTCGGCGTGATGTTCCCGGACTTCAGTTTCCCGCGTGCGTCCGAAAATCTGCGAATCCGATCAGTGGAATATTCCCACTGGTTCTTCCATCCGTTCCAGATATCGCCGGATACCCCACTGGAATTGAATAGCAGGTCCTTCACAAGTCCGCCAAACGAGGCGTCGCGTTTCAGCCGCGATTCAGCGTTCGCCCTCGCATTGCGCTCATAGGTTTCGTTCTTGATGTCGTTGACAATATCGTGTCCGCCCTTGTGCTTTATGGGTTCCGGTTCCGGAAGAATTCCCTTGTATTCCGACGTCGGAATATAGGACTTGGTTTCCACTCCCAGACCGTTGAGGATCTTGTCTACACGAGGATGGGCGTTACTGTCATTCACCGCAATGAGGCCGTTGGTCGTTGTGTCTCTGCGAGGCACACCTTCTTCGCTGTTGATGCGCTTGATTATCTCATCAACTCTGCTGTGTTTTGCCATATTGGCCTCCTTATTTTGTATTCCCTGCAATTCCAAGCGCCTGGAGGATATATGCCGCTCCTGCTTCTGTCAGCCCGTCCCCAAGCGCCGCCTCAACTTCCGTTTTAACTCTTTCCTCGGCATCCTTCTTGGAATCGATATCATTGCCGGCGCGGTCCATTATTCCCCTCATGCGGCTATAAAGCCCTTGAGTCGTGACTCCGTTTGCGTCAACTGACGGCCCATATCCAGACCCAAACCCTCCATTTGTCGAGTTCGCTTGCACGCCCTTGAGATAATTCTCATAGGTGCCGTAATACATGACAAGATTGGGGTCAGCAGAGAAGTCATCTCTCGACAGCGGCTGCGGGTTCATAAGGTCGGCATAATCACTGATGTTGCCAAGTCCGACTTTGGTCGCACCGCCAAGCGCAGCCAGATCATCTGCGTCTATGCCGCCGAGTCTCGCCAGTTCGTCGCGCTGATTGTCAGATAGGAAATCCCAGTACTGCGTAAGACTTTCAAGCGCAGACTTCCCGGTATCGTCCATATTTGCAGAGGCGAAGATCTCGTCCCATGTGGACTGCGGGATCGTCAATCTGGTATCTTGTTTCGGCGTCCCTCTTCCGCTGCCCTTCGCCGCCTGTGCCGCAAGCAGCGCCGCGTAAGCATCGGCTGCTCTGGTATCTCCGTAATAATCCGTATAGCCGGAGTAGTCTCCAAGCCCTGCAAGCAGTTTCGCATAGTCCAGCCGCTTCTCGTCCTCTCTCTGTGCCGCGTCCAGATCCTCGCCGTACATCTTCCAATAGTTGTTGTTGGAGAAGTCGAGCCGGTCGAGCGCCTTGCTGTAGTTGTCCTGATAGACGCCGTAGTCGAAGTCGCGGTCGTTCGCCCAGCGGTTGTACGCCGTGTTGTCCGCGTCGACGTCGATGTTGTACATATCCATGAGCCGTCCGTAGTCGTCCTTCCAGCCCTGATATGCGCGGTTGTAGTCGTCGGAGTATCTGCCGTAAGCGGTCTGATCCTGCTGGAAGTCCATGTTGTACAGATCCATCAGCTTGTTGTAGTTGTCGCGCCAGTTCTGGTAGTCGAGGTTGGTCTTATCGCCCCACTGCTGATATGCGCGGTTGTAGTCGTCGGAGTAGATGTTGTACCTCATGTTGAGGTCGTCCAGGTACTGCTGATAATCCTGATTCAGCTTGTCCTTGTACATCCCGTAGTCGAACTGGTCGTGCGTCGTGGCGGCGTTGTACTTGTCGCGCAGCATATTGTAGTTGTTCTGCCACTCGTTGTACGCCTGCGCTCTCAGCTCCGGGATCTTATCGGCGAGCTGTGCCATGTAGTAGTTCCCCGCCTGCTGCGCTGCCGTGTTCGCGTAGGAAGACGGCACACCGCCGGTCATGGCCGCGGCCTGTGCCAGAGCGTCGCGCTGCGCACGCTGTCCCTCGCGGGTGTACTCCTTCTTATAGACGTCGTACAACGGGTCGGTCGTGTAGTCGTAGGCAAAGTCGCCGTAGCCCTGCACGTTTGCCAGCGCGTCGTTGTAATAGTCCGAATGCTGGAAGTCCGGCGTCGTGTTCTCATACTTCTCATAGGTGAACGGATCGGGCGCTTTGAACTCTTCGTACTGGAACGGGTCGACGTTCTCGATCGCGCTGATCCGCCCGGACAGATCGACTGGGGAAACATACGGCGCGTAATTGAAACTGCCGTAGTTCGCCAGCGCGTTCCGGCTGTTCTCCACACGATCCGACTGCTGGTACGGCTGATAGCTGAACGGCTGATAATTCGCGACGTTGCCGTAGTTGCTCATCATCTCGCCGCCCCAGAAGGACGTCGTCCCTCCCGGCGTGGCGACGCCATTGCTGCCGTAGGGATTGTACTCCGCGCCGGCAGTACCGCTGTTGTAGTTGTACTTGCTCCGCGCAGCCTCCGCCCTCTGGTTGGCCAGCGCCCTCGCCTCGTCCGTTGTGGCGTTGGCATAGTCGCTCTTTGCGTTGAACACCTCGTCGGCAAACCAACGATCCTGCGAAGCGTTCGCCAGGTCCCAGTCGTTCCAGTACTGGCCGGACGCCAGCATCTTGTTGTACCATTCGTTGTTCGTATCCCACGGGGAATTCCATATTGCTGCCATGTCTTGTCCTCCTTATAGGGCGCTGCCCTTGTAGTTTTCACGGGCCAGCGACCACAGTTCAAACCGGCCTTCTCCCTCGATACGGATTCGGAAATGGTCGGATCTTCGCGGGATTATCGGAAGATAGAAGCTCTTCTTGACGTTGTCCGTCTGGAACACTTTCACCGTGAGCCAGTCGCCCTCGCTGTCGAAGCGCATCTTTATCACCGCGGAAGAGCAGGTCCCAAGCGCCATCCGGAGCTGAATCTTGCTCGTCCCCTTCTTGTTGGCGCCGTAGGCCGGATACTTCGACTGATCCTCCGTGAAGTCGGCAAACTCCACGAAGTACGGTATCCGTTCCTCCTCGCCGTTGGTCTGCACGGCCCACAGCTCATCCTCTGTCGAGACGAAGGCCGTCTTGCTGTTGTATTTGCAGGCGTACCGGATCTCGCCGTCCCACTCGTCGATCTTCTGCCGGTGCCACATTCCCCTCTGCGGATCGTACTCATAGAACTCCGAGCCGCCGGAATACCAGAAGTCGTATTTCCCGCCGTCAGAGAAGGCGTCAGCGTCGAACGACCCGGTGATCAGGTCGCCGAGCTGGTTGGATATGCAGGTCGGGAATCCGCCGTTGTACGCCATGATCCCGATGCGGGAGAGATAGAACAGCGTCTCGTTCGCGACGGCCAGCGTCCTGCCGTTGACGCATCCCGTTGACGCAGATCCCATAACCTCAAAGTTGCTCGGCCGGTTGCCGTAGACCTTGTAGATCCCGCCTTCCTTGAAGAAGATCGGGTAGCCCATGAAACTGACGCAGCCGGTGAGGTCGCCCTCGGAGAGGACGTCGACTGCGTAGGAGTTGTCCGCCGGTCCGTCGAAGACGTTCCAGTTCTTCATGTCGCCGAGCTTGCTGGCGTAGATCGTCTTCTGGTGGCATCCCCAGACCCTGTTCTCATTGACGCATAGATAATCAAGGTCTGGCATCTTGCGTGCGATTGTCGCGCTCTTGGCAACGTCCGTCAGCTCGTCGTCGAAGGAATGCTCATAGAAGATGAGCTTGTGTTCCTCGACGCCGTAAACGACCAGTGTGCGTGTGGTCGGGAACGCGGTGCCGGAGAGCGTCAGCCCGTCGCCGGCGGAGAAATACTGCGTGAAGTCAACGCTGCTGCAGTTGATCGTGTTCGCCTCCGCAGACGCTCCGCTGATATCGGTGCCGTCCGTGATGGTCACGTTCGCCGTGACGCTTGCCTCGATGTCGCCCATGATCGGGCCAAGCGTCTGCCATGCGCTGCCGTCCCAATATTTGCACGTCCCGCTGACGCAGTACACGTCGCCGTAGCTCGCGCCGCTTGGCCAGGAATTCACGACGGCGATCACGTCCGTGCGCACCCACTTCTTCGCCGGCATGATGATGGCGAATCGGTTGAAAGGCGTCATGGTCTGCAGCTCATTAAACGAGCCGGAGATCGTGACGCCTTTGTACTTGCAGGTGCTGCCGAGCTGGATCGTGTCGCCCTCCTCCGGGCCGATCTGCAGCGTGGCATATTTCCCCGTATATCCGGTCGAGATCTTTCGGTCGGCCGGTCTGGTTGTAAGAACGGGGTACTCGTCCGAGACGATGTTCTGATCGTCCCAGATGTCCCCGGTGCCTGCGGCCAGCGTGTGCATGATGCCGCCGAATTCGACGGATCTCCACTTGCTGATGCCGTCGGCATTGATCATTCGTGGAAGCATTATCTTCCCTCCAGTTGTGCGATCCGCGCCTCCAGCGCGTCGCATCTGCCCATGAGCTTCTGGATCATATGAACGGACAGCCCCGCAAAATCGTCGTAGTGCAGCCCGTAAATCGGTGTCTTCGCCCCCGTTGTGGGTGGCTTCTGCTTCTGTTCAAATACCATCCCGATATCCTTGAGATGGTTCTCCTCCAGTGACGCCTGGATGTCCTGCGCAATGAATCCGATGCGCACGCTGTGGTCGTCGATGTCCGTCCTGCGGAACGTACACGGTCTGAGCGCCAGGAAGAAATCCTCATACGGCGTCATGTCGTAGTCGATGTCCGTCTTTACCCGGCGATCCGAACTGCTCACGACTGCAATCTCAGCAGATCCATAAAAACATCCGGTGCTGTACGCCTCCAGATATTTGCTGCTGCTACCCATGTGTGCCATGTTTGACGTAACGTACACATCGTAGCTGCCGGCGGTCATTCTCGCTCCGCTGCTGGTCACGATGATGTACTGGCTCCCATACGGGGAAGCAAGCGCAACGCCCCATGTAGTGCCACTGCCGTCGTAGCCGTCCACGGCGCCAAGCGACCCGACCTGATAATATGTGCTGCCGTATTTACGGTATACGTTGAACTCACCGGCAAGGTCTACCGCATTCGCGTTCAAATAACCTGCCGTGATATCACTTGCGCTGCATTCGTCCGCAATGATCGTTCCTGTCGTGATCTGGCTCGCGTCGATCGCGATCGCCTGCATACACGTCGATGTCAGGTAATCCGCCGTAAGATATCCAACCTGCGCGGTTCCGGATTGGATCTGGTTTGCTTTGATCGCCCCGGCATAGACCCAGTTGGAGTTAACGGAGTCCGCCGTGATCGTACCGTCGATGTTTGCTGCGCTGACGTGCAATTGCGACGCATCAATCTGTGACGCCGTCAGTGTGCCGGTAACATTTGCGGCTGCGACCTGCAGATTCGTCGCATTGATCTGCGTCGCCGTGACGCTGTTCGTCTTGATCTTTCCGCCGTCGATGACCGTGACATTGTTCTCGTTCGCCGTCAGCGCGTCAAGCGTTGTGTCCGCGTCAGACCGCACCTTGATGCTGCTGCCGTTGATCGTCGTCGTCCCGGAAGCGGAGCCGACGTGCAGACCGTCCGATTTAAGGTTCAGCACGGTGTAGTTGTCGTTGCCGTCCGTAACCTGCGCGTAGATACCGTCGGCCTTTTGACTGATAGAAGACATCTGCTTCGCCATGCCGTTCTGCGCGGGGATGGGCGTCCAGTAATCCGCGCCGCCTTCCGTTCCGGGCTTGTTGCTGTTGGAGGATGTGTGCGCGGTGTTGCATCGGTAGTAAGCCGTTGTTTGATTCGGTGAACTCCCGGTCGTGACTGTGACATAGTCTCCGACAGAGTACGCATGACTGCCAGTCCACGGGTTCGCCGTGATTTCCGTGACCTGCGATACCTCCGTGCGGATTTCGTCGGCCTTCTGATCGACCGTGGAAATGGATGTGCTTAACGTCCCCTCAACGCCGGAGGCTCTGCCGACTTCTGTCCGGATATCCTCCGCAGTCATGTTGAATCGGCTGTACAGCACGGTTGTGTCCGTGACCGACGCCCACTTTGCGCTGGGCGGTTTGTTTCCCGCGGCGGACGTATGGTCCTCCAGGCATCGGTAAAACGCCAGCGTCTCCTCATCGCCCACAGTCGTCGTAATGCGCACGACGTCGTTCACATGGTACAGCGTGTTCACGGTCCACTCCGGCGCGTACTCCTTCCGGACCTGCACCATCAGGCCATCCGCTGCGATCTCGATCTCCGTCTCGATCTGATCCTCCAGATCCTTTATTGCGATCTTGATCGGCTCTTCAATGGTCTGGCCGAGCCATCCTATGACCTCGGTGCTGTTGAAGTTCTCCGGGCCGATGTTGTGCAGCAGATACCGGAGCTGCTCCAGAAGCTGATACACATAGTCCTGCAGCGCGTCGACCTTCTGGTCGGTGGTCTTCCCTTCTACGTTGGGGAATCCTGTGTCAAGCGATGCAAATCCGCTGGGCATTATCCCACCTTCTTTTCTACAGCCTCGACCCTCGTTTCAAGCACCGGCACGCGCTCGGCGAAATTGTTGTGCTTCCGCACTTCGCGTGTCAGCTCCTCCAGCTTCGTGTCCGTGACGGCCATCTGGATCTCCATCCGTTTCTGGACGTCGTTTCCTGTGGCCTTTGCGCTGATCAGGGCCGAGACGATGCCGACGATCATGCTGCAAACGGCGCCGATGATCGCGGCGATAACAGCGTCACTCATTTCCCTCCACCTCCGGCAGGCCAGTCGCGATGCTGGTCAGGATCGACAGGACCGCGGCGAGCGCAGATGCGGAGGCCACGACCTTCCAGTCCACTTCAGAAAACAGAGCGGTCGTCCCGATGGTAGCGATGGCCGTCTGTGCCAGGGTACGCACGGCGCGAATCAGCGCGGCGATAAGGAACTTCTTCCAGTCTTTCATGGTGTTACCTCCTTATTAGCCGTCCTATTGCAAGACGGGGTAGCCATTAGCGGTATCGCACATATACACATTGCTACCGCCTTGCACATTTGCATAACCAACACCATAAAGAGAATCGCTAGTATAATACATGGTTATATACGAAACAGCTGTTTCCGTCCCGCCTTCCTCACTATAATAAGAAAACAAGACAGAAAACCCGGCATCATAAATTTCTTGCCATGTTTTATCAAGCGCGTGTGTTTCGGCATCTTCGTGAACCACCAGCACACCGCCGCCGGAGCCGCCGCCGCCACCGCCGTTATTGGCGATTGCATTGAGATATTCTTCCGTTCTGGTCACGGGCGTAGGAAGATTGCTTGTCGATCCGGACCGGATCGCATCCAGAAACTGTTCTTCTCTTGTGACGGGATGATCAGGCACTCCCATATCAATTCCTCCTTTATGTTACTGTCGTTCCGATTTTGCCGAAGATGCAGGTGAGAGTCGTCGATCCGCTGATGGCGCCCTGCACCTGGGCTGCGCCTGCGCTCGTCGTCCATGTCAGCGTCCCGATCACCGAGTTTGGCGTGCCGAGCGCGTAGCCGAGCAGCTCATGGTCTGCCGTAATCTTCGCGTTGCTTTTGCTCCAGGTCACGCTGGAGCCTGTGCCGCTCTGCGAGCCGAAGCTCACCTTAATAAGTTCGTCCGCTACGGTTGCATAGCTTGCCAAGTCCAGCGCCCCCAGTGTCTTTACACCTGCCGCGGTGTAGAAATAGTCGGTGTTTGATACGCCTGCCGTCGTTGCCGTGGTGTCGGCGACGGTCATCAGCGTGGTGCCGTTTAGCTTTACTGTTGATACACCCATATGACCGCCTCCTTATGTTGTGGGTTTCCACACGGCAATCCACTTATATGTTCTGCCTGAACGCCAGTAGTAACTTGTCCCATTAGACGGTTTGAAAGATGATGAAGTTACATAGCTGGTCGAATCACTTGTATCATAGCCGCCTGTTGCGTTCATACTCGATCCGGTCCCCTTATATCCACCTTGCCGTCTTGCGTAGTATGTAGAGCTTCCGACTTGCATTGTGCTCCCAAATAAAGTGTACCAGTCAAAAATTGACCAATACATTTCTGAGTTGTTAGTTGCCTGAGTTGTGCCACTAGTGTCAGAAATAAGCACACAAAAAGGCTTTGAACTGTGCGAATTTGCAAAACTGATAGTTGGCTGAGCCGTGTCCGCGGTCGGCGTATATGTTCCTGTTTCATAAACAAGTCCGCTCCCGGAGGCTGCGTTGATCTGCACGAAGCTCAGCCCGTCATAGCCCTCGTCCGCCGTAATCGTCTGGCTGGAGCCGGACGGATTGATCCCACTCTTGCCCTGCAGCGATACCATGCTCCCGGTAACGGTGATGTTCTTGACGATGCCGCCGCCGGTGTCCGGTTCCTCCGTCACAACGACCGTGCCGCTGCTCCCCGTGCCTTCGGTCAGCGTGCCGCTGGAATTAAGGAAATACTTCCCGCTGGCCACGTCCGAGGCCGTCGCCGTCGTCCCGGAGGGATCGGCAAAGACTGCGGTGCCGCCGCCGGTCTTCGGTACGTTGATCGCCGGAACGTCTGAATAAGAAGCCCCGGCGATGGTTACATTCTGTGCCATGGCCCACCTCCGTTAAGAGATGGACAGCACTTTCGTCGTCCCGTCCTGCGAGATCGTCGCGGAGCTGAGAGATCCGGTAACGGAAGCAACGCTGTCGTCGTCCGTCGCCGTGCCGACCTTGACCGTCACGCCGTATGCGATGTTGGCTGCGGTGAGGTTCGCGCACACGACCGCCTCGATGGTCTGGTTGCCGCTGAGATACTGCCCGGAGTTGATCGTCTGCGCGGACGTCGTCGGCGTGTAGGTCGCCGCGCTCTTGCTGCTGATGCTGCCGGTGACCTCCGAGCCGTTGACAAAGGCCTTCTTGCCGGAGAGGATATCCCCCGCCGTCGCTCCGCCGCTGGCGTAGGTCGTGTCCATGAATTTCGCCGTGCCGCCGCCGGAAAGCGGGATGTCCACCTCCGGGACATTCTGATACGTCACGCCGTTGATAACTACATTCTGTGCCATGTGTGTTCCTCCTTACGTCACGGTCAGGACCGCGCCGTTCCAGGTGATGAGTCCGTAATTGCTGGGGATCGGATTGATCGTGACGTTGTCCGTCATTCGCAGATCATCCGTGTACAGCGTCTGCGTCTCCTGCGTCGGGGTCACTTCATAGGCCCCGGTGTATGGATCGGTGTCGACGTGTTCCCGAAGGACCGGACTGCCCAGCACGATCTCGCCCCGTGGGCTGCGGACCGAAACGTCCACGACGGGGCTTTCGATGGTTACGTCAAGTTTCAACCCTTGTCCACCACCTTCAACGTGGCGGCAGGCAGGATGTTATACAGAAATGTCCCCGATCTGTACCAATCGAGGACGTAGATGTAGGTGCCGACGGAGAGCTTCGCCGTCTCCGCCGCGGTGAGGCTGAAGTTGACCGTGTTGTTTGAGACGTTGCTGTACGTCTTCTCCAGCACGGTCGCGCCATTTTTCTCCGTCTTGATCGTGACCTTCACGCTGTCCAGCGCGTCCAGCGTCACGCCTTTGACGGTGATCGGGATCGCCACGCCGTAGTCCCCCTCGCACATCTGGAGATTGCTGCCGCTCGCGCTCCACGCCATGTTCGTTTCCCCCCTTCGGGATTAATCAAGTAGTCCGCTGTAGCTCTTGCCGTCCTCCGGCTCCAGAAGGTTCATGGCCTCCAGGATCTTCGCGTCGATGATCTTGTCATAGCGCATGAGGACCGTGGCCAGCTCCGCCCTCGTCATGTTGTCGTTCGGCCTGCCGTCGTTGATGAGTCCGAGCTTCTTCGCCCATGCCATCTGCTCGTCGTACCACATCGGCTGTGCCGGCTGCGTCGGCTCAATGATCGTGCCGCCCTCGCCGTCGTCGTAGGACGCGTATGCCGGCATCCACAGCCCCGCGGCTTTCAGGTCCTCGCTCCGGTTCATGTCCACCGGAATCCCGATCTTCGCCTGCATGGCCTTGGATTCCGGGCCGCCGCTCCACTGGTACTGATAGACGTTGGTGTGCCCGGAAACCTTCCCCTCGCTCCAAGCCACGCACTGCCAGAATTTGTCGCTTGCGCCCTGCTCCGCGATGTAATCCACGATCTTCGCCGGGCCGTACAGCCCGGCCACATACGGAGCGCACGCCGCCTGCGCGGCTCTCATGTACGCCTCGATCGCCGGATAATCCGCCTGCACCGGGCAGTAGTCGCAGGCGAAGAAGATGGTCGTGCCGGCCGGGACGCCGAACTGAACGGCCAGCGCCTTCGCCCTGCCGCCGTCCTGCGCGCCCCGCGCGGCGCCGCCCTTGACGTCCCCCGCGCCGATCTCCCAGCACAGGAGGATCGCCAGCCCGGCATTGCGCAGCCCGGTGATCTCGTCCGCCGTCAGGTCCTTGTTCATGCCGGGAGGCACCAAGTACCTCCCGACGAAGCTGACGCCGTTCTCGCGCAGCTTCTTTGCCTGTGCGGCGCTGATCCGCGCCGCGGTGTCAACTCCGAGATAAGTCATAACGGTCTCCTTATGAATATGACAACGTAAAAGGTGCGTTCCCTGTCACGATTGCTCGGATATAACCCATATTAAAGGTGATGTACAAACCGTTGGTTTCCTGTGCGACAGCACTAACCGTAGCACTCGTTCCTGTGCCGCGCGTCTCCATGTATTCGGGCGCGAGATTTCCCGCTTTCTTGAAAATAGCAACAGTTACGGGCGCGTAACCTGTCTGGGTGCGACAGGCAGTCACATGAAATACTGCGTCCACTGCCGCGGTATCATAGGCAATGTGAACAGTTGCGCCGGTGTTTGTAAAAATCGAACGCGAATAAACGCCGTCAGCACTTGCAACTGGTATCGTTCCGCTTGCCATTACTCAGCCGCCTCCTCCACGTCTGCGATCTTTCCGATATGCTCGCAGCCGAGGATCATGCCGTCGCTGACGCGGTACACAAAGGCGACCTGGCACTGCCGGGTGTCCGCGACGCTCATCGCCGCGAGGGCGTTGTGCCACTCGCCGATGGCCCGCTGCTGCGCTTTCTCGATATCGTTGTTGTAGCTTCTGCTGTCGTAGGCCTTGGGATAGCCGGTCAGCGGATTGAACGTCCCGTTCGAGTCCACGACCTTCGCCACCACTTCAAAAATCTCACGCTTTGCCATGATTCATTCCTCCTATGAAATGTTCTTTCCGCGCTTGCCAAGTATGACGGTAAGCGTTGTCGTGCCGTTGATGTTGCCCTGCACCGTGACGCCCCCTGCGCTCGTCGTCCATGTCAGATCCCCGGTCTGCGCAGCCGGAGTACCGAGCGCGTAGTCGATCAGGACGTGGTCTGCGGTAATCGTACTGTCGCCACTCTTGCTCCACGTCACGCTTCCGCCGGTCCCGGTCTGGCTGCCAAGGTTTACCTGCAGGATCTCCCCGGTGACCGCATTCGCGATCCCGGAATAAACAGCCCCGCTGGTGATGAGCTTTGTGCTGGCGCTCGACGGCGCCGAGCTTTCAACCTGCGCGGTCCCGATGTGGTTTCCGTCGCCGGCGAGGACGCCGACGATGTTTGTCTCGGTGGCCGTGGAGATCTGGTTCAGACCGGGGTCGCCCTTTTCGCCGTCCCGGCCCTTCAGCGACTCCAGCCACTCCTCTTCGGTGCCTTCAAACCCGTGCTTCACGGCGATGCCGTAGGCAGAATAGTAATAGCCCGGCCATGCGTAGACCGGGAATATCTTGTCAGAGTATGCCAACGCCCCATCGCCCCTTTCTGTCGGCAGGATTATAGGTCCTCGCAAACCATCTGGAGAACTCGCCCCAGAAGGCGTTGAACATCTGCATCGTGTTCTGGTATTTGTCGTACTCGCCGTTGGCGTAGTCAATGCGTGCCATGATGTACTCCGGGTACAGTTTGAAGTGCGGCGCCTCGGCGAGCAGGACGACGTCGCCTCCGTAATAGTTCAGCTCCGTCGTGACCTCTGCCGTGGACGTGGTGCCGAAGGTTTGGTCCATGACAAGCCCGTCGGAGGTGATCGCCTGGATCGTCATCTCGCTCCGCGCATTGCCGGAATAGATGCTGCCCGGTGCGAAGCGGATGATCTTCCCGCCCGGCCGGAACTTCATCAGCAGCTTCTTGTCCGCAATGCCGATGGTGTGTTCGTCCGGGAAAGAGATCGGCGTGTTCTCGGTATGCGTATATTTGTACTCAAAGACGTCCGTCTCGGCGTTGAGGAAGATCTCGGTCTGCACCATGCCCTCTACCTCGTTCAGCCAGACGGTCTTCGTCTCGTTGGAGAAAGCGTTCGGCTTGATCTCGTCGACGTAGTCGAAGCACTCTTGAATCGTCATAAGGATCACTCCTAGTCGTGAGGAGGAGGCCGAAGCCCCCTCCTCATGATGATCAGGTACCGTCGTTCAGCAGCGTGAGCTTGCTGCCGTTGGCGGTGGTGGACGCCCGGACAAGGTACGCCTTGCCGGCCGCGATGGAAGTGCCGCTGTCGCCGCTCACGTTCTTCAGCGTGAAGGCGTTGGAGCCGCCCTCGTTCACGACGAGCGCAGCGGTGCCGTCCGGCAGGCCGAGCGTGACAGTCTTGCTGGCTGCGGAGAGGGTGATGCCGATGTACGGCACCTTCTCATCCTCGGCCAGCGAATAGTTCGCGCTCTTGGTGATGCTGACTGCGGCGAGAGGGCTGTGGACGCCGCCGTCCACCTTCAGCCCGGTGAATCTGGTGTAATCAGCCATGACGTCACCCCCGATCAGGCGGTGATGTCAGTCGCGCCGGAGATACCGCCCACGGCGAAGGCACGCCAATCGTTGAAGCCGGCGGTGTAACGGGCATAGCCCTTCCACTCGTTGGCGTCATTCGCGGCGATCTCGCTCTTGACTTCCAGCTTCACGCGGTCGAGCCACACGGCGCCGCCGTAGGTGTCGTTGTACTTGGAGTCGAAGAGAATCCAAGGCGCGTTGCCGGAGGTGACGTACTGGTTGAGATACGGCCACACGATGACGTTCCAGCGACCGTACACATAGTTGTACGCGTTGTTCGCGGTGGTCGGCTCCTTGTCCGCGCCGATGGCGGCGAAGACGTCGTTCTTCAGGCTGTAGATGTTCGGGATGATGATGGTGTCGGGAGAGACGTCGAGGATCTCGCCGTTGTCGCCCTTCACGTTCTGCATCGCCGTCTCGACAGCGCCGAGGATGGAATCGGAGAAGGTGTTGGAGAACTTGTTGCACTGGGTGCCGCCCTTGACCTTGCTCGGATGCGCGGTGGCAAACAGCGCCTGGCCGTCCGCGGAGGTCAGATCGAACTTCTGACCCTTGAACTTCGCGCTGGACGCGCCGAAGGCGGAGCCGATCAGGAACGCGGCGAACTCCTCGCGGGTGCGGTAATACGCCGTGATGAAGGAGTCGGGCTTCTTGCGCAGGTCCATGATGTTCGCGTCGTCGATCATCTCGCGGGAGATGGCGAAACTGTTCTTCCATGTGACGTTCTCAAGGGTCTTGCTGTAGCCCTCCTGGAAACCGTCGACCGGATAGGCGCCGTTCTCGCCGACGGGCTGGAAGCCGTTCATGCTGGTCATGCTGGTGAACTTCTCCGCCCAGTGGGTGCTGGGCTGATGGGAGAAGATCTGCTTCTCGATGCTGTTGGCCTCAAAGGCCTCGGCACGCTTCTCGATGAACATCTTGATGGGTTCCTGGGACTTGCCGTAGATGCTGTTGGCGAGGTTGCTGCCCTCAGAGAAAATGATATTAGCCATGTTGCCTACCTCCTATCAAAAGCGCACAAGGACCGTGCCGCCCGTGCCGCTGCCGGCCTTGGCGTCATAGTCGACGACCTCGGCAACGCCGGACGTGGTGGTCGCGGTGACCTGCAGCCCGTCGGTGTGAAGGGTGACCTTCGCGCCGCGGTTCATGCCGGAAAAGCTCGCCTGGTTGGTCGTCTCAAAGATCATCTGGTCGTCGATGCGGACGACGGGGATGATGTCGCCGGCGGTGCAGGCGGCGCTCTTGTCGACCATGGAGATGTAGGTGGGCTTGGTGGTACCGGTGGCAATCGCGAGGTTGCCGCTGGTCTGGGTCAGCGCCATGCCGACTTTCGGCGTGATGGCGCCGCAGGGGAGATACTCCCACGGACGCGGCTGGCCGTCGCCGTAGGAATGAATCAGAAATGCCATGATGAAATCCTTCCTTTCAGTTTTTGTGGAATCGCGCATAGTGCGCTTGGATCTCAGCATCGGTCGCGGTCGGATTGAAGAGCTTGTACTGCTCCTTCACATCGGCGGGGACCGTCACGGCCCCGCTGCCCCGCGTCTGCGTGGGTGCCATGTGTTCCTTGCTGTTGGCTGCGTTGATCGCCGCCTGCCGGCTCGCAGCCGCCGCGCTCTGCGTCAGCGTGTCATAGTTGGCCAGTTTGAACGCGTCCACGATGCTGATTCCCTTCTTGACGTAGTCGTATACTTGCTTGTATTCCGGCCGCTTCACAAGATCTTCGACAGTCTTGACAGACGGATCGAGCTTGCCGATGGCAGTGATCTGCTCATCGAGGATCATCTTCTGCTTTTGCTGCCTTGCCTCTTCCGCGGCCCTGCGGTAGTCCCGGACGCTGGGGAGATTCTGCACGAAGGCGTCGAACTCGGCCTCGTTCATGCCGGAGGCATCGGCGACTTCCTTCTTCTTCTCCTGCGCTTCCCGCGTCTTCCACGCGTCCCACTCCGCCTTGGTTCTGATGGGCTGTCCGGTGTAGGGATCTGTCTGTCCCATTGCCGCGATGGCCTCATCGAGCTGCCGCTGTGCCGCCGCCTGTGCCTGTGCGATCCCGGCGTCCCGTTCCTGCTCGGCCTTCCGGCGAGCCGCGGCATACTTCGCGTTCTCTTCTGAGGATTGCTCCTCTTTCACTGCGGTCTGCTCGGCGGGGGCAGACTCTTTTTCGCCTTGCGCATCCTCCGTATAGGT